CATTATTTCATGATCTATGCTGTAAAAATATTTATGAATATCACATTTTACAATCCATCCATTTATTCCATTCTTTTCATAGAAATCCAACATCTGCTCCTTTAAACCGTCCATTGCCATATGTTGTCCTTTTCCCTGTTGCCCAGCGGTATTCCATTTAATCAGGATCTTTTCAAGTTTCGGTGTCAGAATGTAATCAGAAAAGCATCTCTGCACTACTTTATCCTTGAATGCACATGATTCTATTGTACGTTCTTTTGGCTCATGGATTTGAAATTTATTATATGGATTTATGGTATATGTTTGGTTTTCCAACTGTTCTTTTAGAAGGTGAATACCTTCAAGAGATAAATTAGAAAACCTTGCAGTGCCTGAGTTAAATTTTTTACCGCTTTTAACCTTCTTGTAAGAACGATATAAATTCTCAAAATTTGCAACAATTTCTTTATCCATTGTTTTTGTTCCTTTATATTTATCCATTCCGGAAAGGTTATGCATTTACTTGTATCTTTACTGATTTCAGCTTTGCGCTTACTCTGTCTGCCTGTGATCCAGGTTGGGCGAACACCGCCACAGTCGTCGCAGTTAACGCTGCCGAAATTGCCAGAAGGCGAAACAACGGTATTGCAACGCATAACCCAAGTTGTTACCTGTTTCTGTCTTTTGATCTCCAAGCAATCGCCATATGTTTCACATCCATGACCATTTTTGACCACGCTTCCATACTCCCTGAATTTATGATATTCAGTTCATAAGAAAGCTCTATAAAATACATAAGTTCATCGCAATGTGTAATTGCTTTTGTCTGAAGCTCCAATCTTTCTCTTTTATAATCTTTTATGTCTGTTCGGTTAGCTTCAAAAAGCATTTCATATATTTCCAGGGCTT